AGCTCCAGTTCTAGAAATCAATGTTGCGGATGAGCAAATTGAGGATCTAGTAGATGATGCAATTCAATATTTTCATGAGAGACATTTTGATGGAGTACTACAAACTTTTTTACATTATAAACTTACTGAAGATGATGTGAACCGGGGAAAAGGTCCTGGCACAGCAGGAGTCAGTGGAATTACTACAACTACGGTTACTCATAGTGTAGGTAGTACATCATCTTTTGCATTTACTGAAAACAATAATTACATTCAAGTTCCACCAGCAGTCATTGGGATAAACAAAATTTTTCGTTTTGATGGATCCAACACTGCAACAAATAACATGTTTAGTGTTAAATATCAATTGTTCTTAAATGACATTTATGGTTTAGGATCAACGGAAATCCTTAGTTATGCAATGACTAAGAGATACCTTGAAGATATTGATTTTGCATTGAGCACAGAAAAGCAAATAAGATTCAATCAAAGACAAGATCGTTTATATCTTGATATTGATTGGGGTAGTGTTAGGAAAGATGATTATATCGTTCTTGATTGTTATAGAATAATAGATCCTTCAGACCACTCCAGAGTTTATAACGATTCTTTTTTAAAAAAATATTTAACTGCTCTCATTAAAAAGCAGTGGGGTCAAAATTTGATCAAATTCCAAGGCGTAAAACTTCCAGGAGGAACAGAATTGAACGGCCGACAAATATATGATGATGGAATGAAAGATCTTGAAATTATTAGAGAACAAATGTCTAATACATATGAAATTCCACCTTTTGATATGATCGGATAGAGATTATGCTAAATCCATTTTTTCAACAAGGATCGTCTGGAGAGCAAAATCTTGTCCAGGATTTAATCAACGAACAATTAAGAATATATGGTATAGATGTACATTTCTTACCGCGTAAGTATCTAACAGAAAATACTATTATAAAAGAAGTAATAGAATCAAAATTTGATGATGCATATCCAATAGAAGCTTATATTGAGTCTTTTGAGGGTTATGGCGATAATCCAACATTGTTATCCAAATTTGGCATTCAGGCAACGAATGAAATAACTTTAATTATTTCTAAAGAGAGATTTGAAACATATATCTCTCCATTGATGAAAAACGAATCTGATGTAAAACTTTCAACTAGGCCAAAAGAAGGAGATTTAATATATTTTCCCTTAGGAGATAGATTATTTGAAATTAAATATGTAGAACACGAAAAACCATTCTATCAATTACAAAAAAATTATGTTTATGAGTTAAGATGTGAACTCTTCCGTATTGAAGATGAAGTTATTGATACTGGAATTGAAGAAATTGATAATGAGTTGATCGGAGATGATTATGATGGAACATCTGAGAGTGGCAAGTCAACAATCATAGGAATAGCACAACTTCTCTATGTTGTTGGAACGGGATCTACTGCTACAGCAAATACTTCACTTGTAAATAATGGTATTAGATTCTTAAGACTCACTAATAGAGGAGCAGGATATAATTCTCTACCATTAGTGGGAATTGCATCAGTAGGAATTGCAGGATCTGTGACTGGCATAGGAACAGTTTCTCAAATGATAAGTGGTATAAATGTTTGTAATACAAATACAAATACCAAATTAAAATCTGTTCAGCAAATTGGATTAGTAAATCCAGGAACAGGATATACCTCCGCACCAATAATTAAGTTTAGTAGTGGTGGTGGATCTGGAGCGGCCGCTACATCAGGAATTTCTACAACTGGTGGAGTTGGAGTAGTCACTGTAAGTTCCTCTGGTGGAGGATATATTAATACTCCAACAGTAACATTCTCTACACCAAAACATGTTGGTGCAGCAGCTACAGCAGTCCTTGCCACCCCAATGGTTGGTGGTGGTGTCAGTATCATGTCTGCACCCATAAGTATTGGTTCTTCCGCCTTCCTGTTCCCCGGAGGCACCACTGGTGGGGCATTCTATAGAACTGCACCTACGGTTACATTTGGAGTCCCTGAAGGGTCAGGAATAACTGCTACAGCGACTGCCTCAATTAATGCGTTTACCTTATATGGAGGAAATGTTACTCAAGTTTCTATTGGCAATTCCGGCAAGTTTTATACTAGTGCTCCGACAGTTACAATCGGACATCCGGGGTATAGTTATGCTGCAGCGACCGTTGGTCTGGTAGAAAGTGCTGCGGCCGCATATGGTTCGGGATCAGCAATTGATAATAGTAGTGTTGCAATCTCTACTGGTGGTAAAGCATATTCTACAAGACCAACGGTTTCTGTTGGACTTGGAACTGGAACCGTTAGTCCAACTACAACTGCAGTTGGTATTGCAACAATTAACTCTATCGGGGTTGTTACCGCAGTTGGATTTAACAGCACCACAAATCCATGGTGTGTGGGCACTGGAGCAACAATTGGAGCTGGTTATACGGTCACTCCAACACTCTCTTTTGGAGCTCCATCTCCTATTAGAGCAACAGCAACATCAACAGTATCAGTTGCTGGATCAGTCACTTCAATTGCAATCGGTAATAGTGGATTTGGTTACAACGCAATTCCTTTTGTTACAATTGCATCACCAACTGGAGCGGCGAGCACATTTACTGCAACTGGTATTGCAACGATAAGATTCAATTCTATACATTATCAAGGAACTGTTGGTATTGGGTCTACAACGATTACTGGAATCAACACTCTTGGAGTTATTGTTGGAGACAGAGTAAGATTGGGTGTTGGATATAGTGATTCCTATAATTTTATTGTAGAAAATGCATTTGTCTCTGGTATTGGTCAGAGCAGTCTCATCATGTCAACTGCAGCAACAAATGTTGGCATTGCAACTTCAGTGTTTGAACTTGGTAGAGATCAATGTGGCATTGTTACCGGCATTTCAATCACATATGGTGGTGGAGGATACTTAACACCACCCACGGTATCAATCTCTAATACTGTTGGAGATAAGAACTACATTGATTATCATGATACTTTGGGAATCGCTACAGCGACTGGTATTTCTACTCTAACTTCTGCCGGAGCAGTTGAAAAAATCTATATTATAGATTCTGGGCATGGTTATGTAATAACGCCTACAATAACAGTTGAAGATCCTGTTTCAGATTCTTCTGGATCGTTTAAGTTTAATGAAATTATAACTGGATCGTCAAGTGGAACTACTGCTAGAGTAAGAATATGGAATGAATCTACTAATCAATTAGAAGTGATGAATGTAAACGGAAGTTTTATTCGAGGAGAAACTCTAGTAGGTTCCGAATCTGGAGCTCAATATGTATTGAGAGCATCAGAAACATTCCCACCACTTACCAGTTTTGCAGATAATAATTCTATTGAGACAGAAGCTGATTCAATTTTAGACTTTTCTGAAGAGAATCCTTTTGGCACACCATAAATAAAAATATCTCAATAGGTGGGTTAGTGTAGGTTTAAACAATGTTTGAATATTTTTACAACGAAATTTTAAGAAAGACTATCATTTCTTTTGGTACTCTTTTCAATTCATTAGAGATTGAACATAAAGATGATTCTGATAATACAACAAGTATTATTAGAGTTCCTCTTGCTTATGGACCTACGCAAAAATTTCTTGCACGACTAGAGCAGTCGCCAGATTTAAGTAAAGGGACAGCAATGACTCTCCCTAGAATGTCTTTTGAATTTATTGGACTGACTTATGATCAAAGTAGAAAGGTAACTACAACTCAACAGTTCACTGTTAAAGATCCTAATAATGATACTGGTGTCAAGAAAGCATACATGCCAGTTCCATATAACATGCAATTTGAATTGAGTATCATGTCCAAATTGAATGATGATGCTTTACAAATTGTAGAACAAATTTTACCGTATTTTCAACCACAATATAATTTAACAGTAAATTTAGTTGGACCAATAAACGAAAAAAGAGATATTCCTGTTATATTAGAAAATATAACAATGCAAGACGATTATGAAGGAGATTTCTCCACTCGTAGAGTTCTTCTTTACACCTTAAGATTTACCGCAAAGACATATCTATTTGGTCCTGTTTCCTCTGCAACCTCAGATATTGTCAAGAGAGCTTCGGTTTCTTATTACTCCGGAGACAGTAAGAGTACAGTTAGAGATCTTACATACAGTGTCAAACCAAGAGCAATTAAAGATTACACTGGAGATGTCGTCACTAATCTTGCCGAAGATATTGATAAGTCTACGGCAGCATTTAATGTTGATAGTGGATCTTCCGTCACTCTCAAAAAATATATTGAAATTGGTGGAGAAGAAATGTTTGTCACTAAGATTGCTGGCAATAAAATTACTGTGGAGAGAGGAAAAGATGGAACGACTGTTTCAGATCATTTAAGAGGAGCAGAAGTTAAAGGTATTGATTATACTAATACAGAGGATAGTGATCTTATTCAATTTGGCGACGACTTTGGATTTACTGGAAGTATTTCTTGATTATGACTAAGAATTATAATGGTTTAGATGAAGCGTTTAATGTAGAAACTGAAATTGTTTCTGCAGAAAAAGAATCCATAGAAGTCGCTAAGAAAATAAATAGGCAAAAGAGTGATGTTGATAAAGATTATGAATATACGAGAGGTAATCTTTATTCTATAATTGAAAAAGGTCAGGAAGCGATTAATGGTATTCTTGAATTAGCTCAAGAAAGCGAAATGCCTAGAGCATATGAAGTCGCTGGACAACTAATTAAAAATGTTGCTGATGCGACAGATAAACTATTGGATCTTCAGAAGAAACTCAAAGATGTTAATGAGGAGTCTAAAAAAGGCCCCACCAATGTAACAAATGCACTTTTTGTTGGGTCTACTTCGGATCTGTCCAAATTTCTCAAGTCTCAAAATGAAGACACAGAGAAAAAATAAATATAACTATAGCTGAGGTAATATTAAGTGGCATTAAAGAAGCCTTCCGATTTTTATATTAAACCTGAAGAAAAAAGTTCTTTTGATTCTGTGAAGGAAGAATTTTCTTCTTCTGAACCAAAGAAGATTGAAAAGATCTCAGAGGCTTTCAGTGCGTTTAAAAACAATCTCAATCATATTCAATCAATTACTGATTTTTCTTCAACATTTGGAAATTTTAAAGAAAACGTTGAAAAGGTTGAAACTATCTCCAACGAAATTGGAGACTTAAAGAAACAAATCCAGACCTTAATTAAAAAAGAAGATTTAAATGATGCCATGATGGCACATCTCTTTTTTGTAGAAGAGGCAATTGCAAAAATTGAAAATAGAATATCTGGAGTTAATGAGAATATTGTAAATAAAATTAGCGATGATTTTTCAGATCTATCTGAAATGGTTAATTCATTTATAAGTATTGAAGTTCCGCAATACAAAGATTTAATTTCAGAATCAGAAATTAGAATTGATGGTAGATTTATAAATTTAAAAGATTCTGTAGAGGAAAATCTTGATATAATTAGAGCAGATGTAAATAAAGAAGTTACTACTATTCTAGCAGATGTTGAGACAATCAATCAAAATAGTCTGTCTTCTATAAGAAAAGAAGTTGGGGACGTTAATGATGTTGTTGTTGATCTCATCAATGAAGATTTGCCCCAATATAAAAAGTTTTTTGCTGAAACTGAGTTAAGGACAGAAGAGAAACTTAGTAAAGCTCAAAATATTTTTGATGAAAAAATTAACTTTATCAATCAAACTTATCAGGAAAGATTAGGGGAATTAAATTCCACAGTCAAAGAATTTACAAATACAGAAATTCCAAAGTACAGCAAAATGCTGGTGGAATCTAAATTAAAGTCGGAAGAAGAAGTCAAAGAATTAGAAAAATCTGTTCTAAAAAAAGTTAGTGATTTAACAGAACAAATAGAAAATCTATACAAAATTAACAATATCAAAGAAACTGATATCGATTCTCTTTTAGAAAAAGTCCAAACAACTGTTCAAGAATCAAAAAATCAAACTGGAGAAATTTTTGAATCATATGCAAGATTATGTAAAGATTCTAAAAAGAAAGAGGTAATAGAGGATAAAAAACTAAAAGCATTCTCTGGTAGATTAGAAAATTTTGCAGAAAAACTGGAAAAGATTGAAGAAACAACGGTTCAAGATGTTTTAGAACTTCAAGCTAATCTTGATATTAGTACCTCTGCATATCATGACAGATTAAAGAAGGAAGTTTATAAATTTGAGGAAGATTTAGTTGATCAGATTAAAGATCTTGAGGTCAACTTAAGTACAAATGAAGTACATATTAAAAAACAGAATGAGCATATTGAAAGTATTAAAGAGGAAGTTCGAGACGTAATTAATAAACTTCATATTGATACTATTGAAGAGAAGAATCAGGATCTTATCAAAAAAGTAAATCACATTGAAGATGTTCTTTCTAAGTTTAGTGAAAAGGCACTTCTAACTGAAGATACTCCAATCACTCCAGGAAGTCCAGATACTAAGACTAGTGATCCTCTCACATCATTAGATAAAAATTATGTGACCCTCAAGCAATTGCAGGATCACTACAGACTGTTTGTTAATAGAATACAAATTCAACTTTCATCTATTGGTGGAGGTGGTGCTGGTTTTATCAAAGATCTTGCAGACGTTAGTTTTGATGAAAGTGTAGGTGCAAATAAACTTCTAATCTTTAATGGAACAGAGTGGGTTGGTATTGCTAGTACAGCACTTTCTGGGACTGGAGAAGCTACATCGTTAGTAGATGGTGCAACTGGAGTTAATCTCACTCTTACAGGAAATTTAAGTGTTGGTGGAACAGTAACTTATGATGATGTCACTCATGTAGACTCTATTGGTATCGCTACCGCCAGAAGTGGTTTAGAGATCGGTGCCGGAAGTATAACTACGATAGTTAAACTTGATGCTGCCACGGCAACAACTACAACAACATCGGAATCTAATATTGATACATTTAGTGCTTCAGTTTTTAGATCTGCACAATATCAAATACAAATAACAAGAGGATCCTTGTATCATGTAACAACTTTAAATGTTTTGCATGATGGAACTGATGTTTATATGGCAGAATTTGGAACAATTAAAACAGGATCAAGTCTCGCAACATTCGATGCTGACATAAGTTCTGGAAATGTAAGAGTGAGAGCTACTCCTGCATTTAGTTCATCTACGGTGTTTAAAATATCAAAAACATTGACAAAAGTATAAATAATAAGAGACTTTCTTTAAAAAAAGTCTAACCTGGTCAACCAGCAAATTCTAGAAATATTATGAAAGAGGAAAAGAAAAACGGAAAATGTAAAGCAGGGTCATATTACTGCTATACAGATAAAGTTTGCAAGCCAATTCCAAAGGGTTTCATGGTAGATCCAAAAGGAATGCTCCGTAAGGAAAATGGTGCCTCTATCAGTGAGGAAGGTCTTCGTGACTGGTTTGGTAAGTCCAAATCAAAAGGTGGTAAAAAAGGTTGGGTTAATGTCGTGACAGGTGGAACCTGTGCAAGTGATAAACCAGGGGAAGGTACACCTAAGTGTGTATCATCTGCAAAGAGATCAAGTATGACTCCTGCAGAAAGAAAATCTGCTCAAAGAAGAAAGAAGGCAGCAGACCCCGGACAACAAAAAAAATCTGGTGCAGCAAAACCAACTTACGTATCTACCGATCCTAAGACTAAGAAGAAAATGAACAAAGAAGAATTTGTAACTCTACCTCTACATATTGAAGTTCCATCTTCATTGGATGCATTCAATGCAGGTCTAATGTTCAGGGAAAGTTTAGGTGAAAATTGTGGTATGCTTTTCGTATTTAATGAGTCAGGAGAAAAGTCATTCCACATGAAGAACACCACCATCGCTCTTGATATTGCTTTTATCAATGAGCATGGTGTAATTGAAACTATTAAAGAATTAGAACCATTAGACGAATCCTCAATCACATCTGATGCAAACGTTCTCTACGCTTTAGAAGTAAATCGTAGATGGTTTGAGGATAATAATGTAAAAATTGGTGACAAAATATTGAATATTGACGAAGCAAAAGACAAGAAAGGTAAGGGCAGTGGAAGTAAAGATGCCTGTTACCATAAAGTCAAATCTCGCTACAGTGTATGGCCTTCAGCATATGCTTCAGGTGCCTTAGTAAAATGCCGTAAAGCAGGTGCCGCTAATTGGGGAAATAGCTCAAAGAAAGAAGGATTTTCGCCAGCACAACTTGCTGCGCTTGAAGCTATTGATGCAATTGAAATCAATGAAGCAGGTAAAAAGTGTTGGAAGGGATATAAAAAAGCGGGGAAACAAAAACTTTTCGGAAAGACATATAACCGTTGCGTAAAGGCAGAGGAGACAACTGCAATAGAAACCTCCGATGGAAAAACCTTTGCTGAAATTACGGATATTGTTGGTCCAGCAGATATGAGTCCAGTTGTAGATACAAATGGTATCTGGAAGGGGACAGAACAGGTTCAAGAAGCCGTTCGTATTCCAGCAAAGACTGGAAATATTATTGCAGTATCACTCGTCTGGAAAGGAAAGTATTATATGATTAGAATGTTCTTCCCTTCAGCGTCTAGACCTACCAGATCAGATGTTCAAAGTGAGATAGAAAAGGTTTACCCAGGTTCAAAACTATCAACGTTCTCAGTTTCCGATTATGAACCCGGACAACCATTACTCCAAGTTGCCGAAGGAGCAGCCTGGACAAAAAAAGCAGGAAAGAAAAAGTCAGGAGGACTCAATGAAAAAGGACGAAAGTCTTATGAAAAGGAAAATCCAGGATCTGACCTTAAAGCACCAAGCAAAAAGGTTGGAAATCCCAGGCGGGCATCCTTCT